CCATCGCGCGCCATATCGAGGACGGCCGCATTGACGCGGCCGAGCTGGCCGAAACCCAAAAACTGGCGATGAGCATCATCCGCGCGGCGGTTGGCCTCTACGAGCGGGCCCGCTACGTCCACCAGACCACCAAGGGCGCCGAACGCGGGGAGGTGGTCAATGGCTGATATCGCGGATCACGCCAATGACCTGGTGCTGGAGCGCATGGAGGCGGCATTGGCCGCCCGAGCGCTGGTAGCGGTTGGCGAATCGGCTCATGAGTGCGAGTGCTGCGGCGAGCCGATCCCGCCGCGCCGTCGCGAAGCTGTGCCGGGGTGCCAAACCTGCATTGAGTGCCAGTCCGTCAACGAGCGGAGGGTGCGCCGGTGAGTAACGAAGCCTTGGACGAAGTGCTGAATCAGCTTCGAGACCATGGAATTGAACCCTTCACCAAGCGGAGCCCGAGCTGGGTGTTCGGGAAGTTGGTGCGCTGTAAGGTCGAGGGCGACCGGAACGGGGAGGCTACTGGCTGGTACGTCCTGCACGAATACACCACTACCAGCGGCAAGACCCTCTATTTCGGGCGCTTCGGCAACTGGCGGCAGGATCTCAACGAGAAATTCAAGCTCAAGGGTGTTCGCCTGACTGCCGAGGAGCGCGAGCTTATGCACGCCCGCCAGGAAGAGGCCAAGCGCAAGGCCGCGGCAAACGCCGCCTACGCCGCGCAGCGTGCTGCGCAGGGCGCCGCGCGGCTGTGGGAACGGCTATCGGAGAAGGGCAAGGCGCCGTATCTCGACCGCAAGCAAATCGTCGGTATCGGCGGTCGCTACGGTTACGGCGGGCGTTTCATGGTGCCCATGCGAACGCTCAAGGGGCTGGTGGGGCTGCAAATCATCTACCCCGAAAAGCAGCCCGATACCGGCCGGGACAAGGCGTATTGGCCCTACGGCATGCAGAAGGAAGGCGCGTTCTGCCTGATCGGTCCGCGCCCCGAACCCGGCGAGCCGGTGTTGATCGCTGAGGGCTACGCAACCGGCGTCAGCCTGCACATGGCGACGGGCTGCGCGGTGGCTATTGCCTTCGATGCCGGCAACCTGCTGCCGGTCGGCAAGGCGATGCAGACCGAGTACCCGTCGCGGCCGCTGATCTTCTGCGGCGATGACGACTGGAAGACCACCCGCCAGGACGGATCGCCTTGGAATCCGGGCGCTCAGGCTGCGGAGAACGCCGCCACGATCCTGGGCGGCCAGTTCGTACTCCCTCGCTTCGGCAGCGAGCGGGAGGAGGGCTGGACTGACTTCAACGACCTGCACTGTGCCGAGGGGCTGGAGGTTGTCCGCGCCCAGGTCATGGCGGTGGTCCGGCCGCCGGCGGAAGGGGGCTGGCGTGACTGCTTGCTGCGGATCAAGGGCGGCGGGTTGGCGGCGCACATGGTGAACATCAGTCTCATCTTGCAGAACGATGAACGGTGGCAAGGCGTGCTCGGCTATGACGAGTTCAGCGCCAAGACCATGAAGCTGCGGACGCCACCCTATGGCGGTGGTACGGGGGAGTGGACAGATCTGGACGACATGCTGGCGTGCGAGTGGCTGGCACAGCAGTACGGTTTGCTGACGAAGGTGCCGCCGGTGCTCGAAGCGGTGTCTGTGGTGGCCAGCAAGAACAGTTTTCACCCGGTGCGGGCGTACCTTGAGGGCCTGGAGTGGGACGGTACGCCGCGGATCGAGCATTGGCTGAACAGGGCCCTGGGCGTGGAGGAGACCCCGTACTCGATGAAGGCCGGCAAGCGCTGGCTGATCGGCGCTGTTGCGCGTGTTATGCGCCCAGGCTGCAAGATGGACACGGTGCTGATCCTCGAAGGGTTGCAGGGTGAGGGCAAGTCGACTGCCATGGCGGTGCTGGGCGGCGAGTGGTTCATGGATACCCCGTTCGTGCTTGGTGACACAGAAACATTTCAGATGTTACGCGGCAAATGGATCAGCGAACTGGGCGAGTTGGATGCCTTCAACAAGGCCGACAGCACCAAGGCGAAGCAATTCTTCTCGGCATCGGTTGATACCTTCCGCGAGAAATATGGCCGCAGATCCCGCGATGTGCCGCGACAGTGTGTTTTCGTAGGTACTACAAACCAGGAGGAGTACCTGAAGGACACCACCGGTAACCGTCGATACTGGCCGGTCCTCTGCACGAAGGTGGATCTGGACCTGCTGCGCGAGATCCGGGACCAGCTATGGGCAGAAGCGCTGTTCTGCTACCGCGCCGGGGATCAGTGGTGGGTCTCGCGTGAAGAGCGCGCGCTGTTCGAGGAGGAGCAGGACAAGCGCTACACCGTCGACGCCTGGGAGCACAAGTTGATCGGTTGGCTGGAGGGGTACGTCGGCGAGACCGTCACCAGTGCTGACCTGCTGGGGGACGCGCTCAACCTCGACTTCGGGCATTGGGGCAAACCGGAGCAGATGCGAGTTGGCCATATCATGCACCGGCTGGGCTGGCGGCGCAGACGCCTGCCCGCATCCGGTAAGTCACCGGTGCGGCCGTGGGGCTATGAGCGGCCGCCGTCGTGGAAGGGGCGGCCAACGCAGAAGGAGGCCGCATTTTGATCAAGCCAATTGACGAGATGCTACGGACTTGGGCCGCCGAGCTGCACCCACCGAACGGCGTAGGTTCAGCCGGCAACACTAGCGGCGGGAGCAATGTGATTGCTATGCTGATGGCGACCAGGGGAAACCTGACTCGCTCCACAGCGGGGGCTCGCTGTCCTCTGGATCGCACGGCGGACATTGAGCTGATCGTGAACAAGCACCTTCCGCCGCCCATCGAGCGGGTGGTGCGGTTGCATTACACGGACTACGACATGTCGGACCCGATGAAATGGGAAGCGTGCGGGTGCGGTAGAACCCAGTATTACCAGCGCCTGCACCTGGCCCATGCGGCCATTGCTGAAATCCTGCTGCGGCGGGCGGCCTGACTTGGCCGGGCGCTGTCCCACCGTCCTACTCTGTCCCGCTTCGTTTTTCGAGGCGGGACAGCGCAAAGCCCCGTCGCTGCTGGGGCTGTCCCACTGTCCCACCTTTCACACACCCGCCCGCACATAGGCGCGTATCGCGCGCACGCGCGTAGCGTGCGCTCTTATTATTCTTCTCTTATATGCGTAGAAAGTAGTAGGACAAGTGGGACAGTAGGACAACGCCATATAAAACAATGGGTTATCTGTCCCACCTGCTGACCCACCTACTGACCAGTAGGACAGCGCCGGAGGCGCTTGATAACCGTAGATGGATATACGCCGGACGAGTCCGGGACGAGTTTGGGGCGACTCCGGGATAAGTTCGGGGTGGCAATAAAACTGGGTTGCTGCCACCGAACTGAAGGGGTAAAAAGTAGGCACTCTCGTAGAGGTGCGCCACTGAGGCACACGCTCCACATCATCCGGACCCGGCCATCGCGCCGGGTTTTTTATTGGCTCGATTTCGGCGCCTCTGGCCTCCCTGGCGGGGCGTAGGGTCCAGGGACGGGCCGCCTACTCAGACCGAGGTGAACAACGATGATTAAGGGAACTTCGCAGAATGTTCGACTGGTGCTGCTCAAGGCGAAAGTAATGCTCCTTGAGCAGCAATTGGAGCGCTTGAAGGTCAGCGGAAAACGGCGGCTTTCGGAAGGGTGAAACCGTGCATTTCCTCTTGCAGGATGAACCGAATGTCCTCCGAACTCATTGCACGGACTTTTGCCGGGGGCCAGCCGAACTTATGCACCAAGTAGAAGTGGATCGCTTCCATTCCATCCAGGCCGCTTCGGTATCCCTCTCGTTTGGCAAGTTTGTCGCCGAAGATGGTCAGGGAGTAGGCCAACTCTCCTTCGAGAGTATGCAGTCGATAAAGGTTTTCGTACCTTTCTTTGGACATTGGAACCTCCTGGTTCGCTGAGTGTGGCGAAAATTATTGAGCCTATCAGCGAGATTTCTGCCTTGCCAGCAACGGTAAAACAAACGCCCGGCCATCGTGCCGGTTTTTTAGCTCGACTTCGCTGTTTCCGGACTGCCTGACGGACAACTGGAGAAGAGTCGGTCATCTACGCCAACCGAGGTGAACATGGCGACAGAGAACGACGTTCAGCAGACGCTGAGCGATATCCCGACCTGGCTGTTCGTGCTGGTGTCGATGGCCGGTCTGTCCGGGGAGCTGTGGCGCGCCGAGGCGGCAGGGCTGACGGTCAGCGATCTGCTGAAGCGTGTCCTGCTGCGCTCGGGGGCGTCGGTGGTGTTCGGCCTGGCCTCGGTGTTGCTCGCCACGGCGAGCGGTGCGGGGCTGCCGGTTGCCGCCGCGCTCGGTAGCGTGGTCGCGTGCCTCGGCGCCGACGTGGCATCTGGTTTTTACACGCGTTGGCTTGAGCGGAAAGCGGGCGGTTCTGAGGTGCCGCCTCGTCGGGCCGACTCGGAGTGAGAGGGGCTATCACTGCGTGGGACTTGGATGACGCCGTTCGGTCTTTGCAGCAGCTCGGTGGCGACTTGCCTGCTGCTGTGTTGGCCGACGCCTTGAACCACACGGCGAACCAGGCGAATCAGGCGCTGGTCGGGGAGATCGACCAGGTCTTCGACCGGCCGACACCGTTCACCCGCAACGCCGTCCGCATCCTGCATGCCACTTCGCGCCGCCTTGAGGCGGCCTTGTGGGTGAAGGACGAAAAGGACCATGCCTCGAAGGGGCAGGCGCCGGAGGACTGGGTGGCTCCCCAAGTCTTCGGGGGGCCGAGGGTGGACAAGGCGTCGGAACGGAACCTCCGAGCCCGAGGCATCCTGCCGGCGGGCATGTTCGTCGTTCCAGCGGAGGGCGCCCGGCTGGACCAGTACGGCAACATGAGCCGCGGCCAGATGATCCAGATCCTCTCCGGCCTGGGCGCCCTGGAATACCGAGCGGGGTTCAAAGGAAACGCCACTCAGTCGGCGCGCTCCCTGGCGAAGGGACACCAACTGGCGTACTTCGTGATGCGCCGTGGCCGCCGACCCATTGGCATCGCCGAGCGCCGTGGACGGACGTTGACCATGGTCCTCGCCTTCGTCCGCCAGCCTCAGTACCGCATGCGCTTCCAGTTTCACGAAGTCGTTCGGCGTGTTGCCGAGGACGATGCGCGCATCGAGGCGAACATCGAGCGGGCCCTGGCGAAAGCGTTGCGCTGAACCGTTGGCGGGTGGCCTGGCCGGGCGGAGCGGGGTTAGTTCAACCCGAGCCGGCAGTGGCCACCCGAGGGCGGGGTGTCGCGAAAAGCGGGGCAGTGGCGTGCTACTCGAAAAGCACCGGGGGGCCCCTGAAGCGCCGCCCCGGACAAGGGTGATTCGAACCCCGTTCTCGCGCTAGTGGCTGGGTCGGGAAGTTAGTTAACAGGGTTAACCGGGTTAACCCCTCGGTTCATCGTGGTTAACAGGTACCGCACATGGAGTTCATGACCAAGGCAGCGTTCGCGGACCGCCAAGGCTGGTCGCGCGCCTACGTGTCGAAGCTGGTCCGGCAAGGGCGCCTCGTCCTCACCGCCGACGGAAAGGTCGACGTCCAGGCGAGCGACGAACTGCTGGCCGCCAGCGCAGACCCGAGCAAGGCCGCTGTGGCCGAGCGGCATCGGCAGGAGCGGGTGGAGAAGGGCGTATACGCCCACATAGACGCAGGTGCAGCCCCGAGCCCGGCCTTACCGGCACCAGGGCAGACCGCACCGCTGCCCGACTACCAGAAGGCCCGCGCGCGGCGGGAGTACGCCCTGGCTCTGCTGGCAGAAGACGAACACCGCAAGAGCCGTGGCGAGACGGTCGAGCGTGCGCGTGTCGACTCCGCGGCCTTCACCGCTGCGCGCGCTCTGCGCGATCTGCTGATGGGCGTGCCGCCGAAGATCGCCGGCGACCTGGTGACGCTGACCGACCCCTGGGAAATCGAACGCCGCCTGACCCAGGCGCTGCGCCGTGCCTTGGAAGATGCCGACCGCCTCCTGCAGCTCGATGCCGAGATTGAACAAGGGGGCAAGGAGCCGAACTGAACCATGGAACAACCGTATGCCGACGGTGCCGCCGTGTACCTGGCGGCATACCGTCGAGGACTGAAGCCCGACCCTGAACTGTGGATCGATGAGTGGGCGGACGAGTTCCAGATGATCCCGGCGGATACGGGGGCGGCCGAGCCGGGCAAGTACCACACCGACCGGACCCCCTATGCGCGCGAGCCGATGCGTTGCCTGTCGCCGCTGTTCCCAGCCAAGCGCGTGGTGACCATGATCGCCTCGCAGCTGATGAAGACCCAGGTCGCCTTGAACTGGATCGGCGGCTGTATCCACATGGCACCGGCCAACATCCTGGTGCTGCTGCCCACCGAGAAGCTGAGCAAGCGGGTATCGGGACGGATCGACAAGACGATCAAGGCCGTGCCGGTGCTGACGGCGCGCGTTGCCAAGGCTCGCTCGCGCGACTCGCGAAACACGCTCGACACCAAGGAGTTCGAAGGGGGCGCGCTTTACTGCGCGTCAGCCGGCTCGGCCTCCAACCTGGCCGAGTTGTCCGCTCGGTACGTGTACGGCGATGAAATCGACCGCTGGGAAATGGACGTCGACGACGACGGCGACCCGGTCAAGCAGGCCGAGGCGCGCGGCTCGACCTTCGGCCGCCGCGCGAAGTTCTACTACTCCAGCTCGCCCACGCTGAAAGGTGTTTCGCGGATCGCCGACCTCTTCACCCAGGGTGACCAGCGGCACTACTACGTCCCGTGTCCGCATTGCGGAACGATGCAGGTGCTGGAATGGGAGGGCCTGAAGTACGACCCCGAGTACCGCCTTGTGCAGTACATGTGCTGCAACGAGGAGTGCGGGGCCCTGATCGATGAGCACCATAAGGCGGCCATGCTGTCCGCTGGTGAGTGGCGAGCCCATGCCGTCGGTGACGGCGAGACTGTCAGTTTCACGCTGAGCGCGCTGTATGCGCCTCCCGGCTGGTTGACCTGGACGGACCTGGCGAAGGAGTACGACGAGGCCAAGCGTCTGCAGGAGAAGGGCGATCCCGGGTCCATGCAGGTGTTCTACAACACCCGCTTGGCCCGGCTATGGGACAGCGCCGAGGAAATGACCAAGGCGGACGAGCTGCGCAAGCGAGCCGAGGCCGAGGGGCATCGGCTGGGTCTGGTACCTGCCGGAGCGCTGCTGCTGACCGCGGCGGTCGATACCCAGCACAACCGCTTGGAAATGCTGGTGATGGGCTGGGGCGAGGGTCTGGAGCGCTGGACCGTCGATTTCCAGGTGATCCCCGGCGACCCGACCGACGAGCGTACCTGGGCGCTGCTCGACGAGCGCCTGAAGGCTCGATATCGGCACGTCAGCGGTGTGGACCTGGCCATCTGCGCGGTCTGCATCGACTCGGGCGGTCACCATACCCATGAGGTCTACCAGTTCACCCGCCTGCGCCGCTGGCGAAACGTGCTGGCGGTGAAGGGGGCGAGCAAGCGCGGCCGCCCAGTGCTGGCCCAGCGGCCGTCCAAGGTCGACGTCACCTGGCAGGGCAACACCGAGAAGAGTGGCGCCGAACTATGGATGGTCGGCACCGACACGGCGAAGGACTGGGTCTACAACCGCTACCACCTCAAGGATGGCCCCGGGGCGTTGCACTTCTCCGCAGATCTGCCCCCTGACTTCTTCGACCAGTGCGTGGCCGAGCGCAAGGTGGTCCGCTACGTGAAGGGGTTCAAGCGCACCGACTGGGTCAAGGCCAAGTCGGAGCGAAACGAGGCCCTCGACCTCATCGTGTACAACCTGGCCGCTGCCCACTTCCTCGGCCTGCATCGCTATCACGCTCCGCAGTGGAGCAGCCTGCGCGCAGCGGTAGGTCAAGGCAGCCTGTTCGCCGACCCAGTCGCCACGGTGCCCAGCGCGGCCGACGAAGCGGACGAGCATGAGCCGCAGGGCGAGGCGCCAAGCGCCCCAGTGCGGCCGGCACCTCCCGCGCGGAGCGCGAACCCACCATCCCAACCAACTGGCCGGCGTACCTCGCGCAGCGGGTATCTGAGCCGCCGATAGACGAGGTCAGCATGAGCACAGCGCAGCAGCGCCTGGACGAGGTCCGGGTGGCGATTCAGGACATCCTGAAAAAAGGGCAGTCGGTGCGCAAGGGAGACCGCCAGGTCGACCGCGCGCAACTGGCGAGTCTGCGCGTTCTGGAGCAGCAGTACGCCGAAGCGGCAGCCCTGGAAGCGGCTACGAACAACCGACGCTCGCGCCAGGTTCGCCTCTACAGCGGAGGCAAGGGGATCTGATGGCTACCCGATACCGAATCACGTCGAAGCGCATTCGCAACAGCTACGAGGGCGCTGGCACCGGACGCCGCGCCGCAGGCTGGGACGCGCCCGAGGCGGCGCTGAATGCGGTAGCCATTCCGGCATTGCCGACCCTGCGCAAGCGCTCGCGAGCGGCGGTGAGGAATGACCCCTACGCCGCGAGCGCGATCAGCAAGCGCGTCAGCAACCTGATCGGCACCGGCATTACGCCGCGCGCACGCCTGGACGACGCGGCGTTGCGCGAGGCGTTGAACCTGCTGTGGGAGGACTGGGTAGACGAGTCGGACGCGGATGACCGTACCGATTTCTACGGCCTGCAGATGATCATCGCGCGGATGGTCGAGGAAGCGGGCGAGTGCTTCGTGAGGCGCCGCAACCGGCGGCCGGAGGACGGCCTGGCGGTACCTCTGCAACTGCAAGTGCTCCCGCCTGACTTCGTCCCGGTGGATCGCAATTTCAAGACCCGCAGCGGCAACGTGGTGCGCGCAGGAATCGAGTTCGACGCCATCGGCCGCCGGGTTGCCTACTGGATGTGGCAGAGCCATCCCGGCGATCCGGCAGCGCCCCGGCGCGGCTACAACCAGCTCAACCGCATCCCGGCGGACCAGGTGCTGCACATCTTCGAACCGCTGGAGGGTGGCCAGTTGCGCGGTGTGCCGCGCTTGTCGCCGGTTCTCCTGCGGCTGAAGTCGCTGGATAACTACGACGACGCAGTGTTGTTCAGGCAGGAAGTCTCCAACCTGTTCGCCGGCTTCATCACCAGGCCTCGACAGGATGGGGCGCCGATCTTCGATCCGTCGACCGGGCTGGCTCCTGCGCAGGATCGCGACGGGACACCGATGGTCGGCCTGGAGCCGGGGACCATGCAGGAACTGCTGGAAGGGGAGGAGGTGGTTTTCTCCGACCCGCCGGACGCCGGTAACACCTACGTCGACTTCATGCGACAGCAACTGATGGCAGCGGCGGTCGGTGTCGACCTGCCGTATGAGCTGCTCACCGGCGACATGGGCGATATCAGCGACCGCACCTTGCGGGTGCTGCTCAACGAGTTTCGGCGCCGGATCGAACAGGTTCAATTCAGCGTGTACGTCTACCAGCTCTGCCGCCCGGTGCGCGCGTGGTGGCTGGATACCGCGTACCTCAGCGGAGCAGTCGACCTGCCGGACTATCCGGCGCGGCGACGTGAGTTCCTGCGCACTCGTTGGATCCCGCAGGGCTGGGCCTACATCCATCCGGTGCAGGACGTCCAAGGCAAGCTGCTGGAGATCGGCGGAGGCCTCGCCAGCCGGAGCGAGCATGCGCTACGCACCGGATACGACGCCGAGGTGATCGACCGGGAGAACGCCCAGGACAACGCCCGGGCCGACAGCCTGAATCTGCACTACACCACCGACACCGGGCAACCGGTGAGAGACCAAGGGGACACCCATGAAGAAACGCAATGAACAGCCCCTGGCGCTGGCCGCCCTGTGGGCGCTGCTGGGCGTAGGCACGCTCGCCGATCCGCGCATCCAGAACAAGGCACAGGTCGCGCCGGATTTGCAGGCCGAGCACTGGTACAGCGTCAAGGCGCTGAGCGCTGAGGGTACCGGCTCGGTCGCCTCCATCGAGATCTATATCTACGGCGAAATCGGCTTTTGGGGCATCACCTCCGCGGATTTCATCCGTGACCTGAAAGCAGTCGACGACGGCACCTCTCCGGTACTGGTTCACTTCGACACCATCGGCGGCGACCTCTTCGACGGCATCGCCATCCACAACGCGCTCCGGGCTCTGGGCGAACGCTGCACCGCCCGGATCGACGGGGCCTGCTTCAGCGCGGGCAGTGTCGCGGCCTGCGGCGCGCACCGGGTCGAAATGGCCGACAACGCGCTGTTCATGATCCACAACCCCTGGACCTTCGCGGCAGGCGACAGCGAAGACCTGCGCAAGGTCGCCGACATGATGGACCAGGCGTTCGAGGGCATCGTGGCGAGCTACCAGCATCGGCCGCTGAATGTCGACGACGCCGAACTGCGCCGGATGATCGACGACGAAACCTGGCTCACCGCGCCCGAGGCGAAGGACAAGGGGTTCGTGGACGAGGTGCTCGGCGCGGCCGAGCCGATCGGCGTGAACGCACGCCTGGGCAAGGTGCTGAATCGCTATCGCAACACGCCCGACGCGGCGCGCCGGCTGCTGGCCAGTCCGGAGCCGGTGGGCGACCCCGCACTGACGTCGGCCGAACTGGCTGCGGAGCTGACGGCGGACTGCGCCCAGGCCGGTCTGGCCGACTGCGCGGCGTATCTGATCAAGGCCTCGGGCCTGAAGGATCGCGAGACTGTGCGCGCGGCCTTGGACCGGGCGAAGGCCGTCCGGTCGGTATGCCTCGTCGCGAAAATGCCCGATGAGGCCAAGGCGCTCATCGAGGAGGGCCTGGATGCCGACGGCGCCCGTCTGCGGCTGTACGACAAGATCGTAGCGCGCAGCACCCAGGTGGAGATCGACAACCGCGTGCCGACGGACGATCTGCCGCAGAACAAGGCTTACCAACCCCCGGCGCCGAGCGACGTGTACGCGAAGCGCCGGCTCAATGCCTCGAAAGGAGGAAAGCAAGCATGACCATCAAGACCGAAGGCGTTCACGCCGGAGAGTTCCTCCTGTCGGAGGCCAACGGCTCGCGCAGCCGCGAAAACATAGTCATCACCGCCGGCTCCGGCCGGCTGGTGGCGGGTACCTTGATCGCCCCCATCACCGCCGCCAATGCGCTGACCGCAACCGCGGCGGCAGGGAACACCGGCGACGGCACTGTCGGCGCCACCGTGGTGACCAGCGCCGCCATCAGCGGCACCTACGTGCTGGAAATCACCGAGGCCGGAGCCAATGGCGGCAAGTTCGAGGTGGTCGACCCGCAGGGACGCCAGGTGGGCACTGGTCAAGTCGGCCAGGCGTTCACCGGCGGCGGAATCGGCTTCACCCTTTCCGACGGGGCCGCCGACTTCGTGGTGGGTGATCGCTTCAACCTGCAGGTACTGGCAGGGCTCGGCGAGTGGACGCCCTACGACGACGACGGTGCCGATGACGGCCGTCGCGCGGCTGGCGGCATTCTGTTCGGTCCAGTGGACGCCACGGATGCCGACGTCAAGGCGGTGGCCGTGGTTCGTGATGCCGAAGTGATCGCCAGCCTGCTGACCGGCCTGGATGCCGCCGGTGAGGCCGACCTCAAGGCGCTGGGCCTCATCCTTCGCACCTGACCTCCTCCGTCCCTCAACCACCTCAAGCCCCGCCTGCGCGGGGTTTTTCATTTCTGGAGTATCCACATGGCTGAAATCAGCATTTTCGAAGATGAGGCATTCTCGGTGGAGGCGCTGCTGGCGGTGATCAACACCGATCACCCGGTGCCGGGGCAACTCGCCGCGCTGGGCCTGTTCGAGGAGCAGGGCGTGTCCTCGCTGGTGGTACAGATCGAAAAGGACGGCACCACGCTGCAACTGGTGGAGGCGAAAGCCCGCGGCGGCGTAGGCCAGGTCGTGACTGGTGACAAGCGTCAACTGGTCCCCTTCAACACCGTTCACCTGCCGCAGACGTTCAAGATCCTCGCCGATGAAATCCAGGGCATCCGTGCGGTGGGTAGCCGGACCGAGCTGCAGTCCGCCAAGGCGGTCGTGGCCAAGCGCCTGGAAAAAGCGCGCCGCCAGTTGGACCTGACCCACGAGTATCAGCGCATCGGCGCCATCAAGGGCAAGATTCTCGATGCCGACGGTTCGACGGTGCTGCTGGATATCTACCAGGCCTTCGGTCTGAGGAAGCCCAAGCCGCGATCGCTCGAACTGGGTAATCCGGAGGGTGACCTGAGCGGCATTCTGGCCGACCTGCTCGACGAGCAGGACGACGCGCTGGGCAACGTCACCAGCACCGGTTCGCGAGCGTTCTGTGGCAAGAACTTCTGGGCCAAGCTCATCGATCACCCCAAAGTGCGCGGCACTTACCTGAACACCCTGCAGGCGGCGCAACTGCGGGGTGACCGTCGCCAGTCGTTCGAGTTCGGCGGCGTGGTCTGGGAGCGCTATCGCGGCAAGCATGACGGGGAGCCGTTCGTGGACGATGGCAGTGCCCAACTGGTCCCGGAGGGGGTTCCGGACCTGTTCATTAGCGCCTTTGCGCCGGCTGACTACATGGAGGTCGTCAACACCGAAGGCCTGCCGTACTACGCCAAGCTTGAGCGTCTGCCCTTCGACAAAGGCGTGGCTGGGGAAGCGCAATCGAACCCGCTGCACCTGTGCACCCGCCCGTTGGCGGTGCGCGAATTGACCCTCTGACCGTGGCGGGTTTCTCTGAACTGGTCGCCGACATGGACGAGATCATCGCCGACGTCCTCGGCGATGGTGAGTTTGGCTACCTGGACCGCTCTGGCCGGCAGGTCGGCAATGCTGCGGTGATCGTCGAGGAAGGCGTGGAACGCATGGAAGCCGGCGCCTTGGATCGGTATCGGACCATTGCGTGCCGCAAGGCCGTGTTGCAGCCCCTTGATCGAAAGGGGGCGTTCCTCGATTCCGATGGCCAAGTCTGGCGCATCGACGGCATCCATGCCGACGACGGCGACTGGATCACTTTCTACGTGGTGCCCGAATGAGCGACGTGATCGATGTACAGACCGCGGTCATCGGCCAACTGCTGGACCTGCTGGCCGCGGTACCGGCGTTCGGCGACGCCGTCCGTGAGGACTGGGTGGCCGGGGTGCTCGACGCCGAGGACAGCGACGAGCCCGAACGGCTGATCATCCTGCAGGAAGGGGACACCGTGGAACGAGACCGGTCGCCGGGCAGTGTCGTGGAGGAGTGGACCGTGAACATCGTCCCGATGGCGCGCGGCAGGGACGCCGCCCAGGCGTTGCGCGAGGCGCGCCTGGCGATCAAGCGGGTGCTCAAGGGCCACAAGGCCGGGCTGACGGTGCCCGGCCTGGTCCGTGTCGATTTTCCGGCATCCGCTGTGCGCCTGCCCGAGCCCGGCCGGCGCTGGGCCTATCGAGCCATCCCTCTGCAGGTCAGCTACTCGCAGCAGTTGTAACCCATCCACCAGGCCGCCTCCGGGCGGCCTCTACATTTCCGGAGGGCTCCATGCCCGAGATCATCGTTACCAGGCCGTTCAACTACCGCGAGGGGCTGGACGCGACCCACTACCCGGCGTCGAAGGGCGCCATCAGCGTTACCGCCGCCGTAGCTGCCCATGCCCTGGGCAAGGGCTACGCCACCGAGGCCAAGGCCAAGGCGCCGATTCCGGCAGCCTTGGCCGAACCGGCCGGCGGCGACCAGAAGTAACCCACCCGAACCCATCAGGAGAGCCCCATGCTCCAGACCATCGACCGCTCGTTCATCGGCGAGGGCATCATCCATGCCCGCCTGTACGGGTCGCAGGAACCGTTCCTGCCGCTCGGCAACTGCGACACCTTCAACATCAGCTTCGCCACCGACCGCAAGACGCTGCCCAACTACATGGGAGGCGGCGGCAACAGCAACGTCCGCGAGCGCGTCACCGACGTGACCTCCTCCATCGGAATGTTCGACCTGACCGCCGAGAATGTCGCCCTGGTGACGCGCTCCACCATCCAGGTGGCGCCCACCGCCGCGATCACCGACGAGGCGCATACCTCTCAGGGGGTTGCGCTGGAGTTGATCCCGTTCAAGTACCTGCCCGACCTGACCAAGCCCGTGACGGTGAAGACCGCGGGGGACGTCGAGGTGGCTCCGGGCACCGACTACCTGCTGGTACCCCACGGCATCCAGGTGCTGAGCGGCGGCAAGATCGATGCAACCGGCATCAAGGTCAGCTACACGCCGCGCCCGAGCCGGGCGGTGCATATGCTCAACGGCTCGCAGAAGGAGCTGGAGCTGTTCATCGCTGGCCTGAACGACGCGCAGTCGGGCGAGCCGTTCGCGCTGCGTCCTCGCCGCGTCAAGTTCGGCCTCCTGCAGGAACTGGCGGTGCTGGGCCAGGAATACGCCAAGCTCACCGGCCCGGCGGAACTGCTCGCAGATTCGCGGGTGACCGCGACCGACATTTCCAAGTTCTGCCAGATGGATCTGGCAGGATAAGAATGGAAATAAAAAGTTACTTTTAGAGAGGTAATATAAAGTCTCTCCAATATTGCGAATATAAATAGGGCGCCCAGGTATTGCTGTTATTTGGTGTTAACCCCCATATTTCTGGTAGGGGTGTCTTATTTATATTTGGCTAGGTTTAGTTCTGCGAGCCTGGAAACGGCTCGGTGGTCCTGCCTGTCGAGTGTAGGGCTAATAACTATTCGCTATGCAAGGAGCATCGCAAATGGGTACTTATCTGTTCCAATATGCACAAGATAAGGATTATGTGCTGGGTGTTTCCGATGAGCAGTCCGGCGCCAAAGTCGTACTGCGGAAAGCGCAAGGCACGCCATATCGCTTCATCCTTTGGGATGTCGATCAGGACACAGGGGTGATCACCCTGAACTCAAGCGGCGGCCAGTTGGCGATTGACCCGCAGGGTGGGAAGGTTTCGCCACAGAATATCCTGACGCTGGCTGTCGTGAATTCGAGTTCGAAGAGCCAACGCTTCGATATGGTGACGAAACCGCTCTACATCTTGAGCGTCCCCGAACCGGGGCTCTGTATCGACAACCAGAATCGTGTAACTAAAGACGGCAACCCGATCTGGCTCTACGAGTTCAACGGTTCGCAGGCTCAGCAATGGATCCCGCAGCGACTCTCGTTCGCGAAGGCTGATTTCTAAAAAATTAGCCTTTATAGAGCCTCCAGTGTTTCCATGCTGGAGGCTCTTTTAAATGGTTTGTAAGTAAGTTCTTGGTTTCTCTGTTGGGACGAAGTTATGTCATTCAGAGACTTTTAGTGGGGCGTAATTTTTTGTGGCTCAAGAGAGTTAGCTAGTAATAGCCAGTTCTGATCTTAACCCGCCATATGGCGGGTTTTTTATTGTCCGGAGATTCTTATGGCGAGCCCAATGCAGCGCCTGATCCAGTTCGTTCTTCGCGGCCGGGACGAACTGTCGCCCGCCGCCCAGCAGTCGACCGAGGCGCTGGAAGGGCTGCGCACCACGGCGGCGAACCTGAACCGGCAGTTGGACGATGCGAAGGGTGCCCGCGGTCTGGTGACCACGCTCGGAACTACCGAGCGCGCCATTGCGCAGACGCAGACGTCGGTGCAGCGGGTGGACCGTACCATTGCGGACCTGCGCGAGGCGTTGGACCGCAACCCCGGGAGCCGGGGCCTGGCCGTGTCCCTGCAGATCGCGGAGCGGGACGCAGCGGGTCTGCGTCGGACCCTTGACCAACTGACCGCTCGGCACGCTGAGCAGCAACGTGCGGCGCGGGCGGCGGGCGTGGATACCGGGCAGCTTGCCAACGAGGAGCGGCGGCTGGCGTCGGTGGTCGACAACACCCGCGAGAGCATCGCGCAGAACAGCCGCGAGATCCGCGAGCTGGAACGTGCGCAGATGCGAGCGGCGCGGGAGGCGGCTGGCCACACCTCGCGCGTGACGGCGCTGCGCGAGGCCATGTCGTCCGGCGTTCGCCAGGCAGCCGCTTACGCCGCGGCCTTCGTCGGCATCCAGGCGGCGCTGAACCTGGTGCGCAGAGGAATCGGCCTGGTGCGTGATGGCATCGTCTCGATGCTGACCACCGGCGACCAGTTCGAGAACCTGCAGAACCGGCTTACGTCGCTGATGGGCTCGGTTGCCGAGGGTGAGCGGGCAACCGCCTGGATCAAGACCTTTGCCAAGGACACGCCGCTTCAGTTGGGCGACGTCACCGACGCCTTCGCGCTGCTGAAGGCCTACGGCCTGGACCCTATGGACGGGGCGCTGAAAGCGATCGAGGACCAGTCGGAGAAGCTGGGCGGCGGCATGGAGCGCCTGGAGGGCATCACGACGGCAGTCGGCCAGGCCTGGGCGAAGCAGAAGCTGCAGACCGAGGAGATCCTGCAACTGGTCGAGCGTGGCGTGCCGGTGTGGGACATGCTGGCCAAGGTCACCGGCAAGAATGCCGCGCAGCTGCAGGATCTGGCGAGCAAGGGCAAGCTTGGCCGGGACGTCATCAAGGCGCTGGTCGACGAAATGGGGCGCAGCTCCGAAGGGGCCGCTGCGAAGGCCATGAGCACCCTGACCGGTCTGGTCAGCAACCTCGGCGACACTGCGGCCGACTTTCTCAACCGCATTGCCAACGCTGGCGCGCTGGACCACGTCAAGAACAAGCTGAAGGAACTGGGCGATACCATCGCGCAGATGGACCAGGACGGGCGCCTCGACACGCTGGCCAAGGGGCTGTCGGATGCCTTCGTCCAGGGCTCGGAATGGGTCGAGCGCTTCATCAAGCGCCTGGCCGACGTCGATTTCGGCACCCTGATCGACAAGACCTCGGCCTGGCTTAGCAGCTTCAGCACCCAGCTGGACGACATGGCCTCGCGGGTGCAACTGTTCATCGCGCCGTTCCGGACGTTGTTCAACGGTGTCACCTCGGGCATCAGCGCTATCGCCCTCGCCTGGACCGGCACCCTGTCGCTGATGGTCGCCGGCATCGAGAAGGTGGCGGAGAAGATCCCGGCGGCGCTGGGCGGGGAGCGCATCCGCAGTTCCGTCGCCGGCGTCCACGACCTGCTCAGCAGCATGAGCGAGGGTTTTCGCCAGCAGATCCAGCAGGACGCGCAGGATATCGCGGATGCCTGGGACACCAGCACCACGGCTACCGCCTCCGCCGCACAGCAGCAGAGCCAGGCGATCACCGACACCTTCACCGACCTGAAGGCGGGTGCGAAGAACGCGGCCGCCGAGTCGGTGCAGGCGGTGACCAGCCTGCAGAATGCCCTGGACCAGATCAGCGCGGCCAAGACCACCGAGCAACTGACCGCCCTGCAGGGGGAAATGCTCAAGGCCTACCAGGCCGGCACGCTGAGCCAGCAGGAGTATGCGAACGGCGCCGGTGTCCTCAACGCGAAGCTGACCGAACTGAAGTCGACCGCCAGCGGCGCCGCGCTGGGGGTGTCTGACCTCAGTACCGGCCTGGAGAACTTGAAGCAGGTCCAGGACGCGATCAGCAGCGCGAAGACCACGGTCGATATCCAGAACATCCGGACGGCGCTGGGCCGGCTGTACAACGACGGCACGATCAGCGCGCGGGAGTTCAACCAGGAACAGACCAAGCTGTCCGCCAAGATCAAGGAACTGAAGGCGGCCGGCGAGGAGGGCGCCAAGGGTATGCAGGCGGTCGCGGAGTCCTCGGACAAGGCGGCCAAATCGCTCTCGGACCAGCGCAAGGCCATTGGCGAATCGATGGAGGCGACCCGCAAGGGGGTAGCGTCGACGAAGGACGACATGGGCGCCTTCGAAGGGTTCTTCGGTGGGGTGTTGAGCACCGCGCGGCAGGGCGTTGCGCAGTTGAGCCAGGAAGCGCTGAACGCCTTCGACGCGATGCGTGGGATCTCCACCGTCGATCTCAGCATCGACACCAGCAGCCTGGACGCCACGTCGCGCTCGCTGGCCAAGGTCAGCGAGCAACTGGCCCGGATCAAGGCCGAGTCGGGCGTGGGCATGAGCGGTTTCGGGCGCTGGGCGATGGATACCCAGCGAGCCAGCCTGGAGATCCAGGCGGCGTACCTGGAGCAGAAGCGCAGCCTGCAGAGCCTGATGGACGACTACGAGCGCGGGACCATGAAGCTGGGCGACTTCGTGTCGGCGGCCAAGGGTGCTCGAAACGGCCTCAGCCTGCTGAACGATTCGGACATGCGGCAACTGGAGAGCGCAATCGAGGCGGCCAATCAGAAGATCCAGCAGCTCAAGGAAGGCTCGAAGTCGACGCTGGTCAGCCTGCGCGAGGAACTGGCGGGGCTGCGCGGCGAGCAGGAAGCCGTGGATCGCAGCCGGTTCAACAGCCGCAAGGCCGAGTTGCAGCAGCAGTTGGCCGAGGCCCAGGGCAGCGGCGACATGAACGCGGTGCAGAACCTGATGACGGCGCTGGCCACCCTGCAGCAAATCCAGGCCGAGACGGACGCCAAGCGGCAGCGGGAGGAGCAGCAGAAGCGGGTGGACGAGCAGAACGCCGCCAAGGCCGCGGCGGCGCCGCCTGCCTCGTCGCCGGCGTCGAGTCCGCCGCCCCGGGTCGTTCGTTTCGAGACGCCGCGGGGAGCCGTTGACGTGGCGGTGGCCAGCGAACAGGACGAAACCAACCTGCTCGGCGTGCTCGAGCAGGCCAGCATGAGGACCGGCCGATGAGGCTCGATGCGGTGGAACTGGGCGACCAGTTCGAATGGGTGGACGAGTTCACCTGGGATGCGGTGGCACAAGAGCAGGAACGCTCCCTGACCGGCGCGCTGCTGGTGCAGGAAGGCACCAAGCTGCATGGACGCCCGATCACACTGCGTTCCGGGGGAGGGGTATGGACGCCGCTGTGGGTCGTGCGGCAGTTGGAGGTGCTGCGCGACCAGCGCCTGCGGGTCATGCCGCTAGTGCTGCCAGACGGCCGCGAGTTCTCGGTGATCTTCAACCGCGCCGACGGGGCGCCGCTGGAAGCCGAACCGCTGTTCCGCGAGGTCAACCCCGGTCCGAACGCCGATTACCTGGTGACGTTGCGACTACTGACAGTAGGTCATCGTGCCCAGGAGGATTTGCTCTGACGAGCCGACGGCCTGTGCTGGTGTCTTATCCAAAAACTTGAGCGACAAGCCAGATGGATACGAGACTGCACAGTAGCGTCAAGAACACCATTGCTCCTGTGATGAGCATCACGAGTAGCCGTGCTGCCCTTTTTCTTTTTGCACGCATAGCGGTCAGCCATTGCTCTTGAGGTTAGGCCGTTATGACTTGCGACGCTCGGCCATTCTTCGAGTTCGATTTTCTTTAATCACAGTAGCGCAAGTGTGCGGCTTACTTCTTGTGCGAAGTCAGTATCAGTTTGCCGAGCATTGCTTGCTCCGTCCTTTGAAGAACCGCCCCCCTATCCTCGATCCCAAACCCCGCCTCGGCGGGGTTTTCTTTTCTGGCTGGAGTGTTCCATGACGATCACCGTCGATGATGTAAAGCTGCTGAAATCCCAGCGCCTCACCGATGAGGACGACGGCGGCGGCCGTGCCACCGGGCAGGCCGTGGTGGATCGCGAGATCAACAACCTGTTTCCCGATATCTCGCGCCTGGACCGGACCATCGGCCGGATCAACCTGCGCAAGGCCTTCGCCGGCATCAGCTCGAACAGCGCCGAGCCGTACCTGGGCGCTCATGCCATCGTCACGCGGGCGCCGGCCGATCCGCGCGTTTCGGTGCTGCTGTTCAACACCGGTAGCCAGACCGACGAGCGCCGCGACGCGCGCAACGCCATCGAGTCCTTCGTGGTGCCGGCCGTGTCTGCCTCGTTCGAACTGCTGGGCAACCAGTTGCAGGGCCAGCGCGCCATCGCTTGCGTGCAGCGCGAAGAACAGCGGCTGCCCGAGATCGGCGAGGTCTATCAGTTGGTGTTCGAGTCGCGCTCGCAGTATGTCCGCATCACCGACGTCGAGGCGCGGCTGGAACAGTTTGCCCACGACTACGGCAACGGCAACTTCGTGAACTTCACCCGGCGCCGGCTGGACCTGTCGATCAGCGCGCCACTGGGCGCGACCTTCCCCGGCGGCCAGGTGACTCCAGGCGGTACCACCAGCCCGAAAAGCCAGGTGCTCAGCACCCAGGTCGCCGATGCCGCGCGGTACTACGGCATCAGCCCCCTGGCCGAGGCTGTCAGCCGCGGCGCGCTGAGCCTGCGGGTCAAGTCGGTCTATTCCCAGCTGGTGCCCAGCACCACCCGGGAGAACGCGCTGGTCGACCAACTGGCCGGCTACCAGCGGCGCCTGTTCGCTGCGGCCGGGCCGGCGCGGACGGTCAACCTGAATGTCGCGAACATAGGCAGCGGCAGGTCGCGGACGTTCCTCGGCACCGGCTGCGCGCCGGGTTCGCTGTCCCTGAGCGCCGGCGGCGGCGTGTTCGCCGACGACCGCAAGGGAGGCCTGCGCTACATCAGCGGTTCGAACTGGATTGCCAGCGGTACCGTCGACTACGAGAGCGGCGCAATCGAGATGGCGGCCTCCGGCAGCGGCTGGAGCGGGACAGCGAGCGCCACCTACCAGCCTGCCGCGGTGGCGACGGGCGAAGCGGTGACCGGGGAGATCCCTATCGAACTGGGCAACCGCGGCTTCGTCTACACCCTGTCGCTGTCCGAAGCGCCGCCCCAGCCGGGCACCCTGGTGGTCTCGTTCCTCGCCCTGGGCAAATGGCAGGAGATCCGCGACCAGGGCAACGGCGAATTGGCCGGGGAAGGCACCGGCACGGTGGACTTCGCGACCGGCTCGGTATCCATCACCCTGAGCGCGCTGCCGGACGTGGGGAGTTCGCTGATCTACGCCTACGTCGGGCAGAACGATGCGGCGCTGACCCAGCGCACCGGCACCAGCGTGCAGGCGCGCGCGCGGATCAACCGGACGTTGCCGCACCAGGGGCTGTTGCCCGGCTCCTACAAGGCGACGTTCAAGGTCGGCGGGGTAGAGCGCACCGTGCTCGATAGCGGCAACGGCTCGCTCAGCGGTACCGGTGGCAGCGGCCAGATCAACTATGCCGACGGCAAGGTCAGCATGGAATTGAGCGCCACCCCGGATGCCGGGAGTGGGATCGTGCATACCTACCAGCAGGGCAGCGTGACCGACAGCCCGCTGGCGGTGACCTCCGACAGCACCGGCATGTGCATCGGCACTCTCCCCGGGGCGCCGCTCAAGGCGGGCAGCGTGCGCCTATCGTGGATCACCAAGCGTCGCCAGGCGGCACCGACCCTCGGTGCTGACATGGGCACCGGGGCGCTGCCGATCTTCGAATCGGAGATCACCGTGGACAACTCGGTGACCGACGACGCCGCCGGCGGCTGGGCCGGGCGCGCCGGGACGATCAACTACGAGACCGGCGAGTTCAGCCTGAAGGTGGCCGGCAACTACGTGTTCAAGGAGTACACCTACTACACCGACACCGTCGACAACTTCGGTATGAAGAAGCTGCGTCTGGTGGCCACCGATACCACGTTGCTGGAGGGGTTCGGCGGCACGCTGAGCGTGCGCGCGCAGAGCCGCGGCGTCGAGTACGGCGAGCAGACCGATTCGCAGACCGTCGCTCCGGTGACCCTGGACCTGTTGCCTGGTGTGGCCGAGCCGATCCTGCCGGGCTCGCTGGTGTTCACCTGGGCCGGCGAGATCTACGTCGACCGCTCCGGTGTGCTCTACAAGAACATCAACAGCAGCACCAACGCCGGCATCGCCGTCGGCTCGGTGGACTACGCCGGCCGTACCGCGACGCTGAATACCTATGGCTCGGGGGCGGCGCCGACGGTCACGCTGCTGGCCTGTCTGACCACCAACGCCGGCTTCAGCGTCACCAGCATGACCTTCCGCACGCCGGGGGCGCCGCTGCGTTCTGCGAGCCTGCAGGTGACGGCGGTTCGCCTGGATACCGCGCAGATCGTGACCACCACGGCGGACGCGAACGGCAAGCTCAATGGCGCGGTGATCAAGGGTAGCGTCGATATCGTGACCGGCATCGTCCGGCTGCGCTTCACCAGCAACCTGGAGGACACCACTGGGGCCAGCGATATCCCGGTGATTCCGCTGCTGCTGCGCTACAACGCGGTCGTCTTCACCTCGCTGCCGCTGGACGCCACCCTGCTGGGCCTGGACCCGGTGCGACTGCCGGCGGACGGGCGGGTGCCAGTGTTCCGCGAGGGTGACGTGATGGTGGTTGCCCATACCGCCGAGACCACAGTGCCGAGTCCTCAAGCCGGGGGCGTGCTGCAGCTCGGCCGCGACCAGCAGGCCGAGATCAAGGTGGTGGACGCCAACGCGGTGGAACTGGCCTCGGCGGGCTACAGCGTCGACCTGGAACGCGGCCGGGTGACCTGGGCCAACCCGCTGCTCCTGCAGGATGCCGAGGGCAACCCGCTGTCCCTGCCGCTGGTGGTGCGCGACCGGGTCGAGCACATGACCCTCTGCACCGAGGTCCAAGTGAACGGCGAGCTGGGAATCTCCTCGCCGCTGCCCTGGGATCTGCCGGCGGGCGAAACGCTGGCGTCCAGTGCGCTGAGCTGGGGCGACCTGCAGGCGCGGCTGCACCACTGGTTCACCCAGCGGACCTGGGATATCGGCTCGCCGAACTGGACCGACGAGCCCAAGGGCGACGGGACCACCGCCAACTACAACAGCCTCGCTTATCCGCCGCTGATCGCCAACCGCGGTGCGATCGATGCGAAGTGGGCGCTGGTGTTCAACTCCTCGACCAGTTTCAGCGTGGTGGAGGAGAAGCTGGGGGTCATCGCCAACGGCACTACCACCACCGACACGGCGCCGATCAACCCGGAGACGAACACGCCGTACTTCACCATCCGCAAGGAAGGCTGGGGCAGTGGCTGGGCGGCCGGCAACGCGGTGCGCTTCAACACCGACTCGTGTCTGGGGCCGATGTGGATCGTGCGGACGGTACTCAGCGGCAAGGGCACCGTCGAGGACGATGAATTCCACCTGCAGATCAGAGGAGACGCGGACTGATGACCGCTCGACAGTACAGCTATCGGGACGCCGGCGCACCGCCGGCGCTCTTCCCGTCGGCGGTGACGCCGTTCCAGAAGCTCAAGAGCTACCTGCGCGCGGCGCTGGTCGATGGCTACGGCAACAAGCCACCGGCAGGGTGGACCGTGGTAAGCGAGTTCGACACTGCCATCACCCTGGCTCCGGCGTCCAACTGTGCACAGATCACGTTCTGCCAGCACTTGCCAAGTAGTAGCGGTAGCAGCTACCGGGACTTCGTCGGGATCTTTGTACATGAGGGCATGCTGGATATCAGCACTCCGCTTCCAAAGGGGGTCAACACGCGATCACGTACGTGGTCGGCGGATACCAACCCCACCAGCAATGATGCCCATATCCTCTATCTGGGCTACATGTACTGGAACTACGCCACCTATTGGCAGATCTGCGCGGATGCCGAGACGTTTGTCTTTTGCATGCTGGCGGATAGGGGCTATGAGAATACGAGCGAGGACTACAGCCTCGGCCTCTATGTCGGGCAGTACGAGAGCTTTAGTGGCGCCTCTGGCGTCCAGGGATTCATCGCCGTCGGTGGCGCCCAGGGGTATCAGAGTTCAGCCAGCCGAAGTACCAACCGGTCCTTTGGGAGTGGGTTCAGTTCACTGCGTGACCAGCGCTCGGGGGAGATCATCCAGGGTGGCGGCGCCGCCCTGGGGGCGCTGATGGACCAGATGCAGTACCAGAGCATGTACTACGACAGGCCAGAGGGAGAGAATCCGCCCTATTGGCGTATGCAGCAGCCCTATGTGGCGAACGGCGCGAACTACGTCGGCCTCCTGAAGGGTGTGTGTTTCGACCCGATCCTGGGCCACTACCGGCATGGGCACCTGCTGGATCGGCTCGGCCTGCCCCTGGCCGCAACCTCGGTGGCGGAGGCGGTGCAGATGGATGGCAAGACCTATTACGTGGATATGGACCGTTGGGGGCTCTGGTTCCTGTCTGTCGATCCGGCGTGGTGGCCAGCATGAGCGGGCTGATGCTGCAGGTGGTGCCGCCGGTACAGGTCAGGCCCGGCACCTGGCTGCAGCGCTTCGGCATTGGGCCGAAGTCGCTGCGCCCGCCTGTGGAGGTCGCCTGGTCGGGGGCCAGGCAGGCGATCTACCAGACCCTCGCCGTGAAGGTCACCCGTGAAGGGGAGGAGACCTCGGCGCGCAAGATCGCCACGCTGTATCGCGGGGCGGTTGTCACCGCGACTGCAATGACGGCGTCTTTCCAGGTCTACGAGGGCGAGACGGTGCAGCGCTTCGAGGCATCGGGCCTGCGCGGACAGTTCGTGATACAGGTCACCGACGAAGGCGACCCGCGCCTGGGGATCATTCGCTGGCCGGTCCTCGATGCCGATACGCGCCTGCTCTCCTATGACCTGACCGAAGGCTCGGGCGGTCGAGATCCGACCGACCCGGCGAAGGTGCGGGCGGTCGTCACGGTCGATGGCGGTGCGGCCTCGCGCCAGGTGGTGGTCATCGAGCGCAAGCTCGATGGCGAATGGCGGGTGGCCGGCGTGGGGCAGACGGCCGAGTCCGGGCGCGCCGAGATCGCCCTGGAGGTGACGGCCGGCGGGACCACTTACGCGATGGGGCTGGATGACTGGGGCGCGGTGTTCGAGCCGCGTCTCGCTGTCAGCCTGGGCCAGCGCGTGCGTCCGACGATCTTCTCTGGCTGGCTCTACGAGGTGACCGAGGCCGGGGTGCTGCCGGTGGCTGAGCCGGAGTGGTGGCCGATCGAGGGCGACAACCCCAGCCGCCAGGTCGGCACGGCCCGTCTGCAGGCGACGCGTTACTACCGCCCGCTCAGCCACGGGCCCTTTCCTGTCGAGGCTCTATGATCAATGCGAGTTTCGGCGCCCCCTGGCAGAGGGCGGCGCCGCTTTCCGTGCGCGCCGTCCCGCAGCGCTGGCAGCGCCTGGTGCTTGCCGATGCGCGTAGCGCCGGGCTGTGGGGCTCCGGCCGACCACTGGCACGGCGTTGCACCAGTGGCTGGTCCGGTGTACCGGTGCGTGATGCGGGCTGGGGGAGTGGCTGGGAGCACGCCGAGCAGCGCAACGCGGCAGCCCGCAGCGCTTGGGACAGCACCCGGGTGCTGGACGTCGAGCGAGAGCTAGGCTGGGATCGGACGCTGCGCCCGTGTGATCGGCGCCTGTCGCTGATCTACAACCCGCGCCCGTCGCCCAAGGACGCCGGCCGTCCACCCGGCTGGCGGCGCTCGGCCGAGTTCGACCGCTTCCGCGATGCGCTGTCGGAGAGGGGTGCCAGTCTCTACATCCCGACCGGCCTGCTCGACTTCAATTTCGGCCCGACCCGCTACACCCCGGCGAACACGCCCGACGTGTTCTTCGATTTCCGCTACGTGGCGCCGGTCCGTGGTATCCGGCCGGTGGACGCCGGGGCGCGCAGCAGCTACGGCAGCCCGGCCCGCTTCGATGCGTTGCGGCTGATTCCCTGGGCATGGGGGCGGCCGACCGATCCGGTGCCGACGGGCATTGTCTACCCCGACTATCCGGGGCCGGTGGTACCGATAGATCCACCCACCGAGCCCGAGATACTGGAGACCTACATGATAGGAAACACGGTCACCCTGGTGGTGCTGCCGAGTCGCACGCCGCTGGATGCGACCAGCATTCGCATCGGCCTGGATATCGACTCGTTCGCCTGGTCGTTCACGGCTGACCTGTTCGGTCGCACCTCGCTGGACCTGGCGGCGCCAGATGCCAACGGGCCGAAGACGGTAGAACTGGAGATCAACGGCTGGGGCTGGCGGTTTCTGGTCGAGCGTTACAGCGGCAGCGGCAAGCATCCGAGCGAGCGCTACACCATCAGCGGCGCGAGCCGCACACAACTGCTGGACGCGCCCTATGCGCCGAAGCGCAGCGCGGTAAACACGGCGCCGCTGAACGCACGCCAGGTGGTCGACGAGCAGTTGCAGTACACCGGCTTTTCAGTGTCCTGGGACGTCGAGAACATGGGGCCGCCGGACTGGACGCTGCCGGCCGGCGCCTTCAGCTACCAGGATCAGACGCCGATGCAGGTCATCGTCAAGTTGGCCGAGGTCGCCGGCGGCATCGTCCGGCCGGGCCTGATGGACGACTCGGTGACGATCCTGCCGCGGTATCGTGAGGCGACCTGGTACTGGGACACCGCGATTCCCGACCGGATCATCCCGGCCGCCATCGTCGCCGAGTGGGGCAGCGAGTGGAGTCCCCAGCCGGCATGGAATTTCGTCTACGTCAGCGGTACCAGCTACGGCGTCAGCGTGCAGGTGCGGCGCGCCGGTACCGCCGGCGAGGAGTCGGCGCCCGACGTCATGGAGGACTGGATGACCGGCACCGAGGTGGCGCGCTCGCGCGGGATCTGCGAGCTGTCGAAGGGCGGTAACCAGGCGATCGAGACGCGGCGTATCCCGCTTTTCCAGAAGGATGATGGGGTACCGGGCCTGGTGCAGCCTGGAATGCTGGTCGAGGTGAGGGACGAACAGGCGACGTGGCGCGGTCTCTGCCTGGCCACCGATATCTCGGCCGAGGGGGTAGGGGCTAGCCGCGTGTGGCAGACCCTGCGCATCGAGCGCCACTATCCGGGAGGTTCATGATGGCGACGGTCAACCCCTGGCGTCGGTTCATCGGGCTCTTACCGGGCGGCGCGCGCACGGTGGGGGAGGTGATCGACGTCGACGAGGGCGCCGGCACCTGCCGCGTCCGCTTGCGAAACAACGTCGTGATCGCGGCCCGGGGCACGGCGGTGCCGGCCGGGCAGATGGCGTTCATCAGCGATGGCCTGGTGACCGGGCCGGCGCCGCTGCTCCCCCAGTTCGATATCGAGGTTTGACTGAGCCGATCCGACCAGCATGCCGTCCAGGCACTGCAGGCGGTCGGACCCGCGTTTCAAGGTGAGCGGATCGCGTGCGGAGATCCACCAGCCATCGCGCAAGAGCTGATCAACATGGGCGCGCAGCCCGGGCAACATCCGTTTATTCATCGTGGTTCGCCTCCTACCTGGCAGGCGAACGATAGCAAACCGGAACCCCTTCACGCCTACCGATAGCAGAGCATTAACGTTACTGGAGAGAACCGATGCTGATTACCGAGCAGCAGCTGCTGCAGATATTTCCGAACGCCGGCCCGCAAGCCGGCGTTTTTGTTGGTGCGTTGAACCGCGGGATGACTCGCTTCGGTATCACTTCGCCCGTGCGAGTCGCCGCGTTTCTCGCCCAGGTCGGCCATGAGAGCAGCCAGTTGACTCGGCTGGTGGAGAACCTCAACTACAGTGCCCGTGGCCTGGCTGCGACTTGGCCGAGCCGGTACTGCGGTGACGACGGCCAGCCCAACACCTTGGCGCAACGCCTGGCCCGGAACCCCCGGGCGATCGCCAACAACGCCTATGCCTCGCGCAACGGCAATGGCGACGAGGTGTCCGGCGACGGCTGGCGTTTCCGCGGGCGCGGACTGCTACAGATCACCGGCCGGTCGAACTACCGCGCCGCCGGCGCCGGACTGGGCCAGCCGCTGGAACACGAACCCGAACTGCTCAAGCAACCGGCGTTCGCGGCGTTGTCCGCAGCCTGGTGGTGGTCGACACACGGCCTCAACGAACTCGCCGACCGGGGCGAGTTCGCCGCCATCACCCGCCGGATCAACGGCGGCATGAACGGCCAGGCGGAGCGGCTGGAACTGTGGGCGCGGGCGAAGAGGGTGCTGTTGTGATCTCGGTCCGTGTTGTCTCGATTGTGCTGGGCTGCATGCTGCTGATCGGCGTGGGAGCCGTCGGCGGTATCTGGATCGGCGCGCGGCACTACCGGCCGCAGATCGATGCTGCGCAGGCGGATCTGATCGCCTGCCGTGCCGCCAGGGGAAGCCTGGAGGGCGCAGTGGCGGAGCAGGTCCGGCAGGTTGCCGCGCTGCGCCAAGCCGGGGAACAGCGGGCCAGGGAGGCAGCCCAGGCGGTGGAGCAAGCGCGTAAACGCGCCGACGGCGACTATGCCGCGGCACAGCGCCTACTCCTAGAGCGTACGGCCGGAGAGCAGTGTATGGCAGCCGATGCGGTGATCGATCAGGAGTTGGGTCTATGAGGGTGGTGCAGGTGCTGGGGTTGGTGTTCGCGTTGGCGGGATGCGCCGGCCAGGTCGAGCCTGAGCCGCGCACGGTGCGCGTAGATGTGCCTGTGGCGGTGCCGTGCGGGGTGCCGGCGGTGGAGGTCCCGGCTTGGGCAACTGCTGGGCTGCGAAAAGGCGACGACCTACAGACCAAGGTCCGGGCGTTGTTGGCCGAACGCCGGCAGCGGATCGGCTACGAAGCCCAACTGCTGGCGGCCAACAGGGCCTGTCAGGATTAGGAGTAGACTACGGCCTTTTCCTAGTAATTTTGGCGTTGCTACATAAAAAACAAGACAGCTCTGCTTTCTGAGCGGATCAGATTTCAACCGCGACCACACTCTTTCATGAGCAGAAATCACGACGAGACTGTTCTCCCACAAACTGCCGTTCGCATGTTTACTCCAAGCGTGGGAGTGCACCCTCTTTCCTGATTATTTATGCGTTAACCTCGGCTCGTGTATAGTCGGAGCGCTTTAAGGCCTTAACAGTTAATGAGTACATAGCCTTGTGGATTGCCTTGAAAGGGGGCGGAGCAGGCCTTACGAGGAGGCACAATGGATGACGTGATTTGTTGGGGGTGTATCGGTGATCCACACCTGACCAGGGAGATAAAGCGTATCGGCGAAGCCGTAGAGTGTTCATTCTGCTCAAAGCGCCGTAAGTGCGTGAGCATTGAATGGCTAGGTGACAAGGTAGCAAAGGTGCTAGAAGAGCACATCCGAGAGGGGGAAGAAATACCTGTGTGGGGTGGACCTGACAGTGATCGTTTGAGTCACCATGAACAGTCGGGTGACCCGCTCAACTTCTGGGTCGCAGATGCTCTTCAACTGAATGAGGATGATGCTGTTGTATTCGCCGTCTGCGAAGAGCTTGGCCCTTCTCACTTAGACATCATAGATGGCGGCGAAGGTCGATTCGACACTGATGCCAACTACGTACGGCGACGCCGAAGGCCGGTCGAGGCTGAGAAAAAATGGCAGGTATTCCGGCAGCAGATTATGCACGGAAGGAGGTTCTTTAACGCCGACCTTAAACCTTTTTTAGATTGGTTGTTCCGTGGCGTGGAGACTTTACGGGGGACTGGTCTTTTCGAAACCGAGGTTATCCGAGAGCTTCAGGCAGGGACCTCGTTCTTTCGAGCTCGTCGCTGCGACACTTCCAGTGCGCTGGTGAACATGCTGAATAATCCCGAAAGAGAGTTGGTGCCACCTCCGAAGGAAAAGTCGCGTGCGGGAAGAATGAACCCCGCTGGGGTACCATTTTTCTATGGTGCCTACGACCGTGACACGTGCATAGCGGAACTACGCCCTCCTGTTGAGGGAGTCGTCGTTAGCGGGGAATTCCGCCTGGAAAAGACAATCCGGGTATTCGACTTTGTAAATCTGGAAACAGCTTATATCGAAAGTCCTTATAGTTATTTTGATCCTGGCTATAACGAGAAAATAGAGCGAGCCCATTTTCTAGAAACTTTACACGCCAAAATCAGTAAGCCGGTGCTGCCGGATGCAGAGCATGAGTACCTGATCACGCAAGTGATTGCTGAATACCTCGCCACCCAGTTTTCGATTGCTGCTGACGGGGTTATATTCCGATCTGCTCAACGCCAGAAACTCAAAGACGCCAAGAATATCGCACTCTTTTCGCACGTTCTGCCAGATATTAAGTTGGTGCCCGAAACGCTGCAGGTTCATAATGTTAAGCAAGTAGAGTATGAAACCGAAACTCGTCACGTATATGATGGCCGGATCGAAGATTACGCGGAGGACTATGACTCCGAGTGGGAGTGAGCCAGGTCATAACCTCGTGGTCTAGCTATGAATTCGTACCTGTTCTGAATCGACTAAAGACGCGGCCCATCAGGAGGGGTAGTTCATCTCGGAACTAGGAGATGCATCGTAGGTCAGCCTATATCAAGGGTGCTTTTAATGAATATACCGCAGCCGGCAGCTGGGCATGGATACTACAAGCCGATAGATCTGGTTGGAAATCCAATCGGCGCAGGGTTAGTGGGAGCTTCTAGTGTGTATGGAATCTACCAATGACCTTCATCTCAAAGTAAAAGAAACACCGAGCATGCTGAGCTGCCCGCCCGGTCTTAATCTTGGCTGAATGCAGCGCCTCACGCTAGTTATACTTTTCTTTTGTGAGTCCGGAGCGAGAAAGGTATCTGGCCAGAAGCGAGGGAAGCTGGTGAATGTTGAACCCGTACAGCCACTTCTCGGTATCTTCGATATCACCTTTCATATACTTTTTCAGTCGAAGGGCAATGCTTCTGTTGATACCTAATGACATCAGCTCCAGCACCTTGGGGTCGTAACTTCCTAGCTCAATCATTGAGGGCAGGCTCAGAGCGTAGGCGAATCTCTCCTGCTCCTTTTCACTCAAGAATGATGAAACTACGTCTGACCATAGGGAGAAGTACTTCACTAGGATAAAGGTGATGTCTCTGCTTATGTGTCCGGTTACAAATCTTGCTGCTCGATCAATCTTGCTCTCTTCCTCGTTCGATAACGTCTCACTGTTCTCTTGTTCGTGTTTGTTTTTGTATTCTAAGTAATCATCAATGAAGAAGCGGTGTGATTTCCCAGACATCCATTGATAGGCATCAAAGACCAATCTGCCAATGGATATGTAGTCATTGAACTTGCCGTGATTTATCTCGTCTTCAATGTCGAAAATCTCGTTGAGTCTCAGGGCAATGCTTTCAAACTGACGATAAAAGTTTAGCTCTTCAAAGGCTGGAGAGGTTTCAGGTTCGGAAAAATCTTCAGTTTGACGCTGTAGTGGATATTTATTAGGGATCCAGGCGGAAATAGAGTCGTTTTTGATTTTTAAATAGAGTTCATCCTGAAGCAGCGGATCCACATATGGGTTCTGCTGGAGGAGGTGTGTCGGGACATGAAGTTTAGAAACAGATCTTTCCAATGCACTCGATAAGCGAATACTTTCAGCGCTTGTAAGCGATGCTGTGGCCAACAGTCGTTCAAAATGTGCTTTGTCAGCTGCATATAGATGACGCAGATAAGAAACCGATGGGTAAAGCTTTCTGCCATCCTCGGTCTCAAGGATTTCGCACTTTTTCTTTGTGGCATAGCGGATGAGTTCAGCCGTTTTATCCTCAAGCGATGAAATTGTTCTGGGACGAATGCTCTTCTTCTTGTTGTCACTCAGACGGTCCTGCCCCCACTGCTCATCCTGAACATCAAGGCAGTAGACCTCGCCATATAAATTTGTACTAACCCTTCCCGCACGACCGATAAGGTTCATGAACTCGAAGGAAGTTAGCGGGGTTTTATCGTTGGCAGGGTTGATTACGATCAGTTTGTCGGCGGGTAAATTAACTCCTTGGAGCAATGTAGAGGTACACACAAGGTGGCGAATAACGTTATCTGAGTAAAGCTCTTCAACCTCAATTCTAGCTATATCAGGGAGCCCGGCATGGTGGAACGCGACTCCCATCCTTAGCGCCCTTATGAGGCAATATTCGGGATGGATCTCATCTTCTAGAAAGCCGATTAAGTCAATAACGCGTTGATCGGCCCCTTCCACGATTTCTGGGTTGGACATGCCAATGATCGGCGCGATCTTCAATGCCCATCTTTCAGCGGAATACTTTCTTGGAGCAAAAATAATGCAGCTTTCTTTCTTGCTTAGGTTGTCGAGAAAGCTAGCAATGGCTTCGCCTTGATTGTTTTTGGTTTTTGAGTACAGAGCTTTCTTTAAAGGTATTTCGCCTTCAATAATTTTTCCGGTCTGGCTGAATATTCGATAATTAGCAATCTTTGATTTAGGTTTAAAAGTAATTGCTGCTTTAAGCTGAAATACGGGGGAAGCTATGGTCGTCTCATCGACAAGAATCAAGCCCGATACCTTGCTAATTGGCGTGACAATGTCATCGATATACGGGCCTGCAAAAATAAATTGTGCACTAGGGCAGTGCCTTACTAAGCGATGAAGTATGTTTTCAAATATTAAACCTCGGCTCTGATCTTCGAGGTTATGGATCTCGTCAAAGAAGGCGATGGTTGGTACAGGAAAGCTCTTATCCTGCATAAGCTTCATGCATCGCTCAGGGGTGAGTACGAATACTTTGGACTTAGATAGGTCGTTGCTGGGTCTATATGTCGTGTAAACATGAGCTTCGTTTTTAAAGTCGCTCTTGAAGTCAGTGCTTATCTGGTTAATTAGTGCCTTGGTAGGGACGATGTATAGTGCTATACCAACTGAATTTAGAAGGGATTCAACTATGTGTCGACGAATGATAAAAGACTTTCCAGCTGAGGTAGGTGCGGAGATTGCCACGTTCCTTCCTGCTGAAATCTCTCGCCATAGTCTATTTTGATACTCAGTAAAAACAAATTTCTCAGTGTCGCGGAAGGTATGTGTAAAGCGCCCTCGGCGTGCCCCTAGCTCTACATCAAGCATGGTGCCAAAACTATCTTTGTATTTACCATTCTGGAAGATGTTAGGCACATGGCGGCTAGAGACTAGATTTCCTGATCGAGACTGAAGAACATAACAGGCTTTTTGATATACCGGGTTGTTTGGGGCGTACAGATACAATAGAGCGCCAAACGAGTTTGCTAGGTTTTTTAATCTCTCGGAAGTGCCTAGGGCTACAATAGATGCCAGCCAAGTTGCTTTTTGGATTCGTCCTGGCTCTATTGATTTTAAGCTCGACTGCAGTCCAGGTTTTTTCTTGAGAAACAATATCTCCAATAGCTCGTCGTAAACGCTGGTGAACTCGTAGTCCCTGGCTGCTTCCTCTGATACATCCTCAGCCATACCATTCATCCTCTTTCTCCTTGAGATGCTTGTTTTCTCGGTCTTCGTGGAACTGTAGCGCTCTTCGATGGTGTTTGAGATTTCTTTTCCTTGACCGTTTCCTTGAATTCTATTCCGTGAATAGACTTGAATAGCGTCTTTTTGAATTTGCTAACGTTATTCATTGGGACCAAAAAGAAGTCTAGGTAGACCTTTCTTAGGTCTGGGTAGGGGGAGAGTCCGGACTTGATGCTTTCAAGAACCTCTTTTGCGTGCTCTGCAATCCATGCTTTCACCAGTTCCTCTGCATGAGTTTTTCCAGATGCCTGAATTTCAATTTCATCGATTTTTGCGCAGTCATAGACAAGAAGAACCGGATGCACCCTGTTGCAAGACTGGTATTCTTCAGTTCCGGGCTTAAACGCTTCATATATTTTTTTTGCTTGTTCGAGAGTAAAATTTTTTGAAATATTGGACCGGGCGATGAATAGCTCGTGCTCCATTGAGCTTGCTGTGTAGTCTTTGTTGAATCTGTCAACGGACATCATGGAGTCGGCAAGAGCGCCTTGCAGCTTTTGATGGATTTTTGACTCGCCAACTAGAATGGAAATATGATTGGCATATTTGCCAAAAAAGATTCCATCTCCTCCTTTTACTTGGTCATTAACGTTTGTTAGTAACTGGAGTTTGTGGGAGACCATAGGAGTCTTTAATATTGCCTCGACAAGCATGTACAGCATGAGTTCGCCGTACTTTCCATCAACAACAGGGTTAGTGTTTCCAAAAAAACTCGAGGCCCGCTTGTAAGCGGGAACACCCTCTTCTTTAAATGCGGCTAATTGCTGCTGATCGAAAACATAGCTTTCAATTGAGTTGGATAGATGATCAGCTAGTGCCAAACAGTTTTGCTCTGTACCTGAAAATTTTAGTGAGAGGGCACGGACATTGACTTTAAACTCTCCTACTCCAGGTACTTGATGGAAAAATTTATCCACCCATTGAGTATTGACTGTGAGGTGCTTCTCCCAGTCTTCATCGTCAAAATCGTGCATCAGAGTCCCTTCACATACTGGTGTGGTGTCAAGACTATAGTGCTATAACGCCATCATTCCAAGGGCAGGGCATGTTATTAAAGAGCGGCGATACCCTACTAATTTTGTCGGGTACATGGATCGACCTCACTTGATACTTTCCAAGAGTCCAGCTTAAGTAGCACGCAACTCGGTGGCTTCAGGTCGACTGGTTGAGTGTGCTGTATCTTTATACAGTATTCGATCTCGTAGAGAAACTCGCCTTTGGGGCTGGATGGCTGGAGGTGATGGGCACGCTGTCCCGATGAATGCGATTGGACTGGAGGCTGCATCAGGAAAGGCCTTTCTCAGATAAGGTCTTCCTCGATCTCTCGGTGGCTTCCAGGCATTTCCTGACTACTAATGCAGCACAATCGGCGTATGGTGGCATGGCTCGCTCGTCTCTTCTGGCCGCAAGTATGCATCCATGAGCGGCAGCTTAGTCGAAGGCTGACCGGCGTGGGTGACAGTTATCGGCTAGAGGTGGTCGCCGTACGGCTACAAATCAGGCGCGCTTCAAGAAAGTTCTGATACATGGATAAATAAGAATCGCAACAGAGGTAGATCGATGAGCGGAAGAAAGGAGACCCTGAAAGAGTTGCGCGCAGTAATTCAAGGGCAGTTGGAACTCTTGAATCTCACGCTCTTCGTAATGTCGACGGAGCCAGTACTCCGTCGGGGAGAGTGGTTAGCTTGCAGTCTGGAGTTAGACCAAACGCGCGCGACGGCTGCAACTGCTATGGGCGCTGGCCAGTCCCTTAATACTATCCTGCAGAACTCGACTGAGCGCGGCCTTGCAGTCCGCGACCTCTATCCGATTGCTCGGTCTGTCGTCGAAGGATTCATCAACGCGGCATTTTTCACCACGCAACCAGTTGACGTCTCACAACGTGCTTTAAAGCATCGAGAATATGCCGCCTGGAAGCATAATAATCGAGTGGTCGGCTCCGGAGAGTTCATGATGACTTTGGGTAAGAGTCCAGATCCTAAGGCGACAGCTGCGAAGCTATTCCCGGAATTTTCCGGCCCAGGGAGGGACTCATGGTGCTCCCTAGACACGCCATCCAAAATTAACCGAATAGGTAAAGTTGTGCGGGCATCAGGAGGCGCGCTTATGGGAGCGTACGCAGGGATTTACGCTGTGTCCTCGGAAATCATTCACGGTTCCGTGTATGGCATGAGTTATTTCATGGGCGTATACAGGGGACGGGAGCAGGACACCGAGGCGTTCCTGTCGGGGACCGAGGAACAAATGATCGATATTTTGTCAGCAGTGGGGCATGCCGCGAGCGGTTTTATTGCCGCTTTTGCAAATATCCACCAGTTCGGTCCCTTAGTTCTGGATGAACATGAGTTATTCAAGCGACTGTTTAGGGCTGCAACTGGGGACGAATGGGAAGGTGGCGACCCATCTCGCGCATAGTTTAACAATCCATTCCAGTAGTCATTCTTTAGGCGCTTGGTTGGCGCAAGCCGGCCCGCAACGGTGTCACCGGACGGCAACGGCGACGCTTACGTCGATCATTTTATTCCGGAACGGATGTCGTACGCCGCAGCTTACCGCGTCCGTGAAGAACCGTTGTGGATGGAGTTCTCCGATTTGGTGAAAACATTACACGTGTAGGCGCACCTACGCGCTGCGAGGTCTCGCCAAACCCTGAGGATCAGCGCGATTTTGTGTGCGTGATGGTAGAAAGGTAATGTACCAGTGGCCCGCAACTCGCGCAGGAAAACCAAGGCAAAGTATGCCAAGGCATACCGACGAATGGAGAGAGTTAGCCTGGCTAGTGGTAAGAAAGTGGTAAGTTGAAAATTAAGAGCGGCGTGGAGGCTTATGGATAGGGCTGGTATAGAGAACTAGCAGTCCTATCCATCATCGGCGCAACGGAGAAGCGGCGGGAGAGGGCGGCGGGGGCGTTGGTCGGTTCTGGGCGCATCGGGACTTCGGCAGGGAGAGCGGAGCAGGGCGAGGGATTTTATCAGGGATGGGGGGTGGCGGGGGCTTGGGAGTGGTTGTTCCTCGTTTATGGGCCCACAAGATGGAACCTACCGGCTCCTTTCTGCGGCAGCGGTGCGGCTCGACATCTCCTGGCCAGTTGTTCTGCCGCCTGTAGTGGTCTACTGATCCCGGACACCGATTTAGGCGAGAATCCTCGCCGTGAGAGAGGTGTCTGATGAGCAAGCAACGACGTACGTTTTCCGCCGAGTTCAAACGAGAGGCCGCGGCCCTGGTGTTGGACCAAGGCTACAGCCATATCGACGCCTGCCGTTCGCTGGGGGTGGTGGATTCGGCCTTGCGCCGTTGGGTGAAGCAGCTCGAGGCGGAGCGCCAGGGTGTGACCCCGAAGAGCAAGGCGTTGACGCCTGAGCAGCAAAAGATCCAGGAGCTGGAAGCCCGGATCAACC